TATTATAATTATTAAAATCATTAAAAAAATCCCCCATTTTAGGAGGATTTACGCTTTTATATTATTCCCAGATGTACTCGTAATTTTCTACAGTTCCGTTGGTATATACTCTTCTAGCTGTCAGTGGATATCCATTTTCATCGTAGGAAAAAGTAGAAGTATAGGAAAAATCAGGTGCTGTAGAGGGTACTAAACGCCTGTAAGATATCGAAATATTATTGTGCTCATGCTGGTAAGTGAACGGGCTTAAATATTTATCAAAGGCTTTTTTAGTGTCTTTTACCCAAATGTTTACCTGTATTTTTTGATTGTTTTCATCATATATATTATTTACACTGCTTCCTTGTTCGTCGGTATATTCAACAGTATAGTATCCATTTGAAGTCCCGTCTGCTTTATAGTAAGTAGATTTTATCAAGTTATTAATCTTTCCTGGACGATTTTCAAAGGTTTGATAATTCTTTAACTCATGAACTCCCGAAGTAACTGTGTATCTTTCTCTCTTGGTCACAAGATTTCCATCAAAATAATAAAGCTCATAGGAAGTAAGTTTATCAGTATTGTCGTATCTACTCCATTTCTTCTGTAGACCATTTTCATACTCTATCTTATAACGATAGTTCAAACCGCCATCTTTGAAATAATCAATTCCAGAAATTTTCTTATCTGAACCATAGTAGATTTTGGTATGAAGCATACCATCTTTGTTAATTTGGACAATTCTTTTTTCTTCTAATACTTTTGGAGAAGTGTTGTTAAGAGAATTACTGTCCTCACTTCTGGAACACGATGTCACAGCTATTGCTATTGTAGCAAAAGTCAAAATGTTTTTCATATTATCACAAATTTTTCTTCAGCCACAAAGATAATAAAAAAAGCCCTGCTGGTGCAGGGAATATTTCTTATTGAAAAAAAACACGATTTTTTTCCAAATCAAAAATAATATGGAAAAAAACAGCGAGAATTTGCCATGTTCTCGCTGTTTTTATTAGCATACTTTATCTACATCGCTCCAGTCAGCAGGATCAAGTTTCAGCGACTGAATATTCTTCAGCTGGAAACTCACTTCTACCCCGAAGAGCCTGCTTATATCCAGTTCCACAGGGCGGACTTCTATGCTGTTTTTTACAAATGCGCCGTAGAGGAAATGCTCTGGTCTATTGGCGTCAAAGCGCATTCGTGATGCTACTTTTAGAGCCAGTTTTTCCGCCTTATCTATCGCCTCGTATTGCTTTTCGTAGTCATCTGCTGGAGCGTCCAGAAGAATAGCGAAACTCAGATTTCGCACTGCTGATGAAGTCGCCATCTGCTCCCCTTCAATCCCAAAATTATAATTAAAAAGAGCCAGACACGGAAACTGAATTCCTCTGGAACTCTGCTCTTTGTTCCTTAACTCTCTTGAAAAATAACCAATAAAATCCTCCAAGAATTCAGATTTTTCCACGATTTGGCTAAAGTAATTCTTTAACTCTAAATAAGATGTTCCTCTCATTATGCTTTGTTTTTCAGTTTATGAATTTTATTGCTTTCCAAAAATGCGTTCATGAAATCATACAGCAGAGTTTTCTGACACTCGTGCAAGTTCCCCAGCAGGCGGAGTTCATCTGCTGCCATCATTACTACAATCTGAGAAAATGGAGTAAATTTTTTCTTAGAAGCAAATACAGGCTGATCTTCTGAGCGTGGCGTGTCGCTCTTGAAAATGCTCGGATATATTTTGGCAATATACATCCGCACTGCTCCGAAGATAAAGCCAATCCGCTCGGCTTCCTTTACATCTATTTTGTCTGTAATTTCGGCAACTTTCGGAAGTAGATTTTTGTCAAATCTTGGTTCTTTGCTCTCGCTCTTCGGGTCCAGCCGATATAATGCAGCCACCAGCTGGCGGAGATACACCTCTTTTTTCTCGGTCTGGTAACGATAGAACAAGGTATCGCAGACAGAAAACTGCTCTATGGTAATATCCCCCATTCTTACGGCAGGTTTTACCAAGCCTTTGATTTCTGGGAAAAGATGCAGTTTCGGCTCTTCTGATATGAATTTAAGAGCTGGAGTAAAATTGGAAATCGGTATGTTTTTCAAAATCCTCCGCATCTTGATACGCTCCCAAATACTTCCTTTTTTCATCAAAAGAATCTGCACTATCTGCATATACTGCTCGGTAAAATCTTCCGTATCAGTATGGCTGATGATATGGATAATCTCTCTTTGCTGGTAATCCGTAAGCTCCTCCCAGCAGTCTGGAACACTGATTTGATTCATTTTTAATATTCTAACAAAATTGCTACAGCCTCATAATGAGGGTAGTTAATGAGGGTAGTTAAAATTTTTCCCACTGGAAATGCATCCAGTCATAGTTTTTCTCCCTTCCGAGCGAAATAAAGCCGTGTTTGTAAAAAATATCAATCATTGCTTTGTATTCTGGTCGGGCAAAACGGGCTGTTCTGGCTGTTTCTTTAAGCTGATTTCTTTCAGGGTCAAGGTCAATAGCAAGTCCCCAGGAATGCACTGAAAACTCACTTCCCCCACGCATTTTTCGGAAATTAAAACAGCCTCCGAAAATATCAATGCCCAATTCTCTGATTTTATCCAGTCCGTAATGTTCCAGAATATCAGAAAATACGGCTTTCAAAGGCTCTGCTATTTCCTTATGGCAGGTTATTTTTCTTACTATTTGGTTTTTGTCCCAAGCCAATCGCATAGGATACGGCAGGTCTATGGTTACCAAATAACCAGCCCCCGCAGGATTGGGAACCCCGAATCTATTTCTAAAATGGGATACTGTTTTCATATTTACGGATTTTGGTTTTGGTTTTGTTCTTCTTTTCTTTTTCTCTCTGTTTCTTCTGCATCTCTGCGGACTTTTTCTTTGATAGACTTATGAAGCTGCCAGCCTTTGGTCAGCGCAAAACCAATCCCAATTCCGATGAAAATAAGCCCTAAGGCATAAAATGTACTCATGTTCTAATTTTTTAAGGTTAAAATATCTTGTTTCTCAAAAATTCCCAGCATAGACCTCCCGCAGCAAATATTACGAAATAAACCCACCAGCTCTCCCTCCGTTCGGTCTGCTTGGATTTAGTTTCGGTTTTTGCTTTAGTCTGGGTTTCTTTCTCTTTATCGGTGCTTACAGCAACAGTATCTGTTTTGTAGGTGTCAGTTTTTTTGTTTGATAAATCCTTCTTATTATTAAAATCCAGTTTTCCTGTGGTCTTTCCCTTGACTTCTTTGCCATTATAAAAAAAGGAAAATTCCGCAGGTGTATTCCCGATCGGAGTAATACTAAAACCAGAATCCATACTGATACTGCTGTATTCCTCGTGTTCCCTGGTTTGGGAAATCCCCGTGGAATCTTTTTTCTCTCTTTCAGCTTCGTGAATGCTGATTTCTGACTTCTCTTTTTCTAGGATTGCCTTTCGGCTCCCACAGCTTACCATGGACAATAACAGACAAGCAAGCAGGAGCCAGAATCCTATTCTGTGGCTGATTTTACTTTTCATCTTTTTTGCTTTTTAGGTCGTCAATATCTCCACTATTGTGGAAGTTTTTTATTTTATCCAAAAGTCCGCTCGGAGGGAATCTTCCCCCTGTAACAACCGACATGTTCGTAAGCGCAGTAGCGCCAGGATAGAGAATAACCATGAGCTGAACCAATACGCTGAAATAACTCTTGAAAAACTCTATCGGTTCCAAAACCTTATTGATAACAGACAAAATGATAAATCCCATTGAAATAATAGATAATTTAGTAATCAATTCTTTGAGATTTCCTTTGAATGTGAAATCCTTAAGAATTATCAAGTGAACATAACTATCTAAAATATGGTCTATTACTAAAACCACACACAAGCAGAACAGGAAAAACTCACTTTCTACATACCACCCACTAATCCGTTCCGTGAGAGTTACGGCTGCCGCTGGAGCTAGAGACAACTGTGCTGATGCCATCAACTTCTGCGAAAAACTCCCTTTGTATAACAACACCAGGTTGTCCACAATAAATTCTTTTATATTCATATTTAAAATTCTTTAATACTCTTTTTACAATGCTCTTTTTCTATCGTATCTAAAATCCATACTAAAACCCTTCCTGTCCTTGTCAGCGTGCCGTTTCGTTGGTTCTTCCCAAGCGCTGAACTTATCGTTTCCTCAAAGTTTCCGAACTCATAGCCTCCCTTTTTCTTTAAAACCAAATTGAAAAGCGTTCTAAACTCAGAGTTTCCGAAGCGGTCTAAATTGACCGCCGAACTCTTGAAATAGCCTAAATCCTTGAACTTTATCGCCACAGCCAAGAAATTCAGTAGCGACAAAGGAAGAAACAGTGCCCACGCCAAAAGGAACAGAAATAGCCCACCGAAAAACTTTCCTATGTTTTTCATAATTTATCTAATTCTTCGTTTTTAGTCCTTACAAAATCAGCCAAATACCCCTGAATTAACTGCAATAGCGTGGCTCTGTTATTCTTCATCAACCAAAGCATATACTTGTAACTGCTGACCTTTATCGGCTGTGTTTCTGCCGTAGGATTACCCTCTTCATCTTTTACAGGAACATTGATAAGCTCATTCTTCGTTCCTCGCAGGTAAC